TGGCCGGGGTTCACTTACAATGGAAACTGGTCTAGTCCTGACGGAGACGGACTTCATCCTCTTCTCAAAATGGCAGGTGGAAACATCCACGAGCAGTTTTTGACCGACGATCACATCCAGGATCTCGAGAGGGTCTACTGCTTTGTAGTGGAAGAACAGATCTACCAGGCTCATGCCAACTATCAGTTCTACGAGCAGAAAATGAGGGAGATGATCGCTCGTCATCCTCGGTGAGCAATTTTAATTTTTCAATTAAAATTGATATCTAATTCTTGGATGTAATTTAACATCTTTATCAACCCATTCTACTTTTCTATTAATATTGTCATGAATTTCTTTATCTCCAAAAATTTCAGGAGTCAACATATCTTTAACAGTTCTGGAAACATATATAACATACAAAAAATAAGTATTGGGTTGTAATAAATAATAACACTTTTTCTTATTCAACTTTATCATTTGATCTAAAAATTCTTGATTAAGAATTCCGTTAGACTCTTCGTCGGCTTCTCTGAAAGATGTTTCTTTGATCCCCTCGTCTTCTTTATCTGTTTTTCCTCCAAAATCCTCCCAAAAATCTCTCCCTTCAATTTTCTGAAGGAGTAATTTTTTTCCATGATATAATATCACACCTCCCCCATAAAAATTCCTTTTCATAAAATTTTTTTTATGTTTCATATTTTATTATCTTTGTTATAATTTTATCTTTATATTTGATTACAAAAATTATTTTTATTTTAGAACGAGATGTAAAAATGAAAATTAATAAAATGAAAAGAAACAAAATGGAAAAATTACCTCCAGAAATATTATGTCTTATTTTTTCTTTTGTCCCTCTTGAGAGTTTGATCAGGATGAGATCCCTCAGTAGATGGTGGAAAAATTTTATTGAAGAAAATTTGAAACATTTTTATAATTGTGTTAGAAGAAGGAATTCTAAAATACCTCAAAAAGTTTTTGGTAAAAACTTTATTACCAATACAAAAAAATACAAAATTGGTTTAGATTGGATTGAAAGAAACGAAATTTTAGAATTTTTGCATAATTCCACTGAGCAAGAAAGATTTAATTATTTAATTTCCAATCAAGTACCTGTAAATATATCTTCAATACTTTCTCAAGAAGATCTAGAAAATGTAGAGAGATATCTTTTTTTAAAAAACAGAAATGAATGTCATTACATGTGTCATACTCTTTCATTTTCTGAGCTAGATGATATGGATTTTTATAGATTTCTTTTTCTAAGAAGAAAAGGAGAGTGTCCTTTCACTTCTCAAAGATTACTAAATATTTCTGAGAGACAATTAGCAAAATTTATTTTTTTGAGAGAAAAAGGAGAGTGTCCTTGTCAAGCAAGAAATTTATTAAATCTTTCAGATAAACAAATAGGTACTTATTTTTATCTGAGAAATAAAGGAATATATCCTTATTCGGCAAAAAGAGCTTCGGAAGCTTTTGATGATGACAAAATATTAAAATTTGTTTATCTAGTTGAGAAAGGAATTTCTACTTACAGAGCAGAATCTATAGTTGCTAAGATAAACGAAGAGAAATTTTTAAGATTTTTAAATTGTATTGACATGGGGTTAACAGAAGAAGAAGCTTCGGATCTAATAAATAAATTAACTAAAGATGAGACATTAAAATTTTTAAATTTAAAATCAGAAGGTATAAGCGAATTGAATTCTTTATTAATTATAGACATTAAATTATAGGGTTTAATAGAGGTAAAATATAATATTTTGATTATATTTTATAGATAGCATAAAGTGCAAATAGTCACACTTTTCAGTAACCTGTAACATTTTATATGTAACATTTTGAATCTTCCAAAAAAGGTGACTATTTGCACATTTAGATTAATTAAACCTAATTTTATTTTTTGTTAAAGGAACAACAGGTAAAATTATTATTCTTTAAATTTTCAATCCATTTATGTTTCATTTTATTTTGGTAACCTGGATCTGGGTGATAATTTTGAAACCAATATTCTACATTTTCTTTTTTAATCCACCTACCCGGGTACTGAATATTATTTTTTGGAATTATTTTCTCTGCTAAGTAAACTAATAGTCTTGGCATTTACTCTTTAATAATTATTAAAGAGTAATCTTTTTGATTCTAATTTTTTCGATGTAATTTTTAAGATAATTATATTAGTAGAAATCAGTTACTGTAAGGTATTTTTTGGGATTAGAAATAACTATTCCTAAAGCTAAAAAAATCATTAGACCAAATAATATTAACAGAGGATACCACATATCATAGGTAAAACCTACAATTATAGGCACCCCATAAACTCCCAAAGTGAGTAAATATATAATAGTAGCTCCGTCAAATCCAAATAAATTAGCCATTTTATATACAGATGATATTTAGAATTACTTAATTAATTAATGACTCTCTGTTAAATTTATACAAGAAGAAAAAATATTTTTCTTAAATTTTGTATAAAGAATTTATTTTCTGTCATCAATATTTAGAAAATAAAAGGATGAATGAATGCGGAGTTTGCTACGAAACCAGACAACAAAGATTTTTTCCTTGTAATCATAGTGTCTGTCATTCATGTTACGATCAACTGATCGGAGACAATTGTCCTTTTTGTAGAACTCCTTTCAGACAGTCTGCTCCTCCTGTCACCTCCACTACATCTGTCTATGCTGATCCTGAATATTGGTTGGATTATGACAGAGATCAATGGACCGTCATGTCTAGATTTTTAAGAACAGGAACCGAGGTCATTAGAGTTTTTAGAAACAATCAGGTTCCTACTTCTTGGAGAAATGATTCTATGACTACTGTTGTCAAAAGAAGAAGAAGACTTAGGGGAAGACTCAGAAGATAAGGAAAATCTCTATTAATTTTTGTGTAAAAATTAATATCTACTTAATAAAATATGACAAAGATAAAAAAGAAAAAAATTTTAGATGATGACGGGAAAATTTTAGATAGATTACCCTCAGAATATGTAATTAGGAAGGCAGATAATTCAACAAAAATTATTTCTTTGATAGTAGTTGTGTCTTTCTTGATAGCATTATGTGTTTTTTCATACGGATATTCAATCATAGATCATGAATTAGGAACTAAAGAGCCAAAAACTTTCACAATTTCTAGATCTTTAGGGAAAGGAAATAAAGAAGGTATTTTAATATTTTTAATAATAGCATATGTTTATCTAAACTATCTGATTTATTTTAGGGGTCCTGCTAAATATTTAGGAGCCAGACTTATACTAATGTTTGTTGCTTTTGGTTTATTAATTTCTCTTCTGTGGTTGACACCCTGGTATGACTCAACATTACACTACGGATTAGCCACTGTTATTTTTGTTTCGATTTTGATATTTATTATTATGACATACTATTTAATCTATAAAAACTATCAAGTTGACAAAACACTTTTTTACTTTCTAATAATTCTGAACATCATCTTCACAATAGCTCTAGGGGTTTTAGCAATTTTACACGATAGATTGGATGTTGATATTTTTGCAGGTTTTGAGATAGGTTTTGCTTCACTATTTGTTATATCTATTATCTTCTTAGGTTTTTATTAATTTAATCTAGTTTAATTTTTTCTAACATAGTTAACTGAGTTGAAATTAATCTAGTAATTTTCTTAAATTTAAAACAACAAGTTCTAACTCTTTCCATTCTTTCATGCCAACTTACAATAATATCATCTACAGTATCTTCTACCGAATTCATTTCTAACTGACCTTTAATTTTATTTTCTAAATGTTCTGTCAACAACCCTTCTGTTTTTAATTTTTCCATTACAGGTTCAATTAACCAAATGGCAGTATGTTTTTTTTCAACACCGTTGTAAACTTTTTTAAGTCTTTTGTAAGATTCTTCCACAATATTACAACAATTTTCTAAGATACCCAAATAACTATTGACCTGTTGGAAATTTCCAACGTCCATTTTATCCAAAATTTTTTTAGCTGTAAGTTCAAGTTGTGATGTCATTTTATATTGTCCAAATATAAAATTTATATTGAAATCTTTTGTAAAGTTTTATCAACTAAATCAGAGTTTTTCTTTTTTTGTTTGATAATTTCATAAACAACGCTATCTCCAGATTTACAATCTTTTCTGTTAGTTTCTAGAATCATATAATAAATATCTACTTCTCTTTCATTTATCGGTAAATTAATATGAGATCTGAATCTGACAGCTCGACCTCTAATTTGTTTTATTCCTGAATAATTCCAAACAGGGTCCATAACAATCACATTCCTAACTCCTTTTAAATCCAATCCTTCGCTTCCAGATTTACTAATAATTAAAACTTGAAATTCATCTTTATTAAAACTATCTACTATCTTGTTTTTCTCTCTCATTGACATTTCTCCGAAAAATTTTTTATTTGTTATTCCTAAATCTGTTAAAGTATCTGAGATTGGTTTTAATCCAAAATCTAACCAATTAGAGTAAATTACGGTCTTCTTGTCTTCAATTAAAGAAATTGCTTTCTTTGTTTTTTCACTAAAATAAATATTTCCTTTTCCAATTTTATTAACAGCCCGACGATGAGCATTGTAGAAAGCTTCGGGTTTTTGAAAAATATCTCCTTTAATTTCTAAACCTTTGACAACTCTACAATAGTCATCTTCATAATCTTTTTTCATTTTAATTCTGATATAATGTTCTTCAAAATCAGGATAATCCTTTTTTGATTCTTCTGGAATATCTATATAATCTATTTTTCCTTTTAAATATGGAACTAACTTTTTGAGATTACTAGCATCTGATTTTTTACTAATCATCTTTTTCCCATAAATGAAATTAATAATTGGAATAAAGTCTGTCAGATCATTTACAAAAGGTGTAGCTGTTAATAATAATCTTTTTGAAGCGAATCTAGAACAAGTGAAAACAGCTTTACTTCTTTTTCCTGCTTTTGGAGAACTTAATTTTAATGTTCTCAGATTATGAACTTCATCAACAATTAACATATTTTTTTTACATAACATTTCTCTTGTTTCCTCTTCTAATTGTAAAAATTTTTGATAGGAATATAAACGGTATCTACTGAAATCATTGACACCATAATTTTCTAATTCTTTTTTGAAATTAGTAATCAAACTAGATGGACCTACAAAAATAACTCTACTCTCGGGATATGCATCTAGAAAGCATTGGGAGGCAGTAACAGCTGTCAGTGTTTTCCCTGTTCCTGTAGGATGAACAAGTAAAATACCATCGGTTTTTTCCTGTAATAAATAATTAATAATTTTTTCTTGATGAGGTCTTAATTTTAATCTAGATCTCTCTATGCAAGAAATATTTTCATAGGAGGTGTTATTGCCCATATTTTTTATTTAAATTAAATAAAAAATTAAATATTTTTTTCCAGCAAATTTCTTTATCAATTATTACTAATTTTTTTTAAAAATATTTTTTATTTTTGTATTAATGTAATAACAGAGAAAGAAACTCAGATATGTAAAACAGAAGAAAGAAATTATAATAAAAATGGAATCAATAAATTGTTTGTCTCCTTTAGATGGAAGATATAAATCTAAAACAGAATGTCTTAGAGATTATTTTTCGGAAGGATCTTTAATTAAATATAGAACTCATATTGAAATGCTTTATCTTCTTTATTTATTAGATTTTTTACATATACCCGATTCTGAATTTAATTTTTTTGAGATAACAAATAAAGATGTATTGGAAATAAAAAAAATAGAAAAAATAACTAAACACGATGTGAAAGCAATAGAATTATTTTTACGAGATAAAATAAAGAATAAAAATATTCATGAGTTTATTCATTTTGGTTTAACTTCTCAAGATGTTAATTCAAGTAGTTATGTTCTTTCTATGAAAGAAGCTAATAACGATGTTGTGATTCCTAGAATCTCTAGAATTATGAAAATTATGGATCAGAAAATTGTAAATTGGTTAAATATTCCAATGTTGTCAAGAACTCATGGTCAACCAGCATCCCCGTCAATATTGGGAAAAGAAATATTAGTTTTCAGAACAAGACTTAACAAACAACTTGATCAATTGAAAGAATATAATTACACTACTAAATTTGGAGGAGCTATTGGGAATTTTAATAGTCATTACGCTGCTTACCCGCATTTGGATTGGTTAAAATTTGCTGATGATTTTATAGATTCTATGGGCTTATCAAGAAATCAATATACTACTCAAATTGATAATTATGATAATTATTCTGAAATTTTTGACATACTGAAAAGAATATCTGTAATTTTGGTAGATTTTTGTCGTGATATTTGGTTATATATTTCTCAAGATTACTTTATTCAATTGAAAATTGAAGAGGAAGTTGGGTCTTCTGCGATGCCTCACAAAATAAATCCGATACATTTTGAAAACGCAGAAGGAAATTTGATGATGGCTATTACTCTTTTTGAATTTATGAGTAGAAAACTACCTGTATCTAGATTACAAAGAGATCTGACTGATTCTACTGTACTTAGAAATTTAGGAACATGTTATGGACATTTACTAATTGGGTTAGAATCTATTATTTCAGGAATGAAAAGAATAGAAGTTAACAAAACAGAAATTCAAAAAGATTTACAAAAAAATAAGATTGTCTTAGCTGAAGCAGTTCAAACAATTTTGAGACGAGAGAGAATAGAAAATTCATATCTTTTGATAAAAGAAATGACAAGAGGTGGGAAAGATCTAGATCTAGACGAGATGGTTGTTTTGTTACAAGAAAAGGGAATTCAGATTAGCGAAGCCGGGAAATCTCAGATTTATAATTTGGATGTTCATTCTTATGTCGGGAGGTTCTAATTTACTCAAATTGAAAATTAAAAAAAAAAATAATAAGATACACTCCAGTTAACATCACCATGGACAACAACAACGTCGACCAGGCAAGAGGCAATTACGCCTTCTTCCATCGCTTATGGAGGGAGGCCGACAATGCCTACGACAAGGCATGTCAAAACAATGGGGATGTGCGGAATGCCGTCAAAAACCTGCGCGAAGCGTGGGACTCTCTGGAAGTGGCGCGTAAGGCGGAGCGTGAGGCGGAGCGTGAGGCGGAGCGTCAAGGAGGCTGTCATTCAACTCCGTGAAACAGGAATGTGGTACCGCAAAGTCGAAAGACAGCAGTCGCAGACCATGTAATGAATATTATATCTATCATATAGATATAATTTATTTCTTTTGATGATACATATAAATTAAAAGTAATAAAATAACAAATGCTGAAAAAGTCAATAATCCTTTCTTAGAAAATTCTGTGTTATTATAATAAATATACTTACTAATATTTTCAATATTCATGGTTTTGTAGGAACTTTCATTGACAGCTTTATGTTTTATTTTTAATTTTTGAAAACCCAAGTTTTCAAGAGTCTTTAATGCTTCTACTTTGATTTGAGTCGGGTCTCCGTTGATATATAAAACAGCGTAGGAATCTCTGGATAAAGGATTAGAGTATTTACTCAAAGGCAGGATGGTATGACTTTTTGAGTCATAGATAAAGGAAACGTCCTCTGCTGTTTCTTTGTGCAGAGGACATTCGTCATTGATACATCCTACTAAAATTTGAGCGACACTTCCAGGTTTAATCGAATCTTTGGTTTGTACATGTTTTTTAATTTCATCTTTCAATGTATCATAACTAATTTCATTACTTTCTACAAGTTCTTTAATTTCAATCAAATAAGTATTTAGTTCTTCTGAAACCTCTCCGAGAGACTTATTCTTATTATCTTCATCAAGTAATTTAGATACAGCGTCTGATAATTTCACAATTTTACGATCCATCTTTTATGTTAGATATCTTTTTAGCTTTTAAAATACAAAATTTTATTGATTATATAAAATGGAAGTAGAAAGTGAAGTTAATGTTAAAAGAAGTTATTTTACTCCAACTGATGGATACTCTGGTTTATGGGGAACTATTTTAGGTTTTTTGTATTTTTGTCTGTTTGGTCTTTCAATTTATACAGCATATGTAATTTATGAAAAATTCATAAAGGTCACATTAGTTTCTTCTTCGGATGACCCTACTATAACAACCACATCTGGTGCCAATATGAATTTAAAATATTTACAGAACCCTGTAGCTCAAAATTTTGGTTTAACTTTAACAATAGTAGTTAATTCATTATTGTGTAGTTATTTATTTTTCAGTAACAATGCTAACGATTATAAAATTTTAGTTTTGAACGCTCTTTTAGGATTTGCTTGTTTAGTTACATTTATAGAATATTCTTTTTCTTTGGGACAGAAGGGTCAAGATGAGCTGATAGCTGGTTTGGTAGCTACATCGCTTGGTTTGGTCTTATCAGGAACCATTACTATAAAAATGTTAATGAGATCATATTAATTAGTAATTTAATTTAAATTACTAAATTTAAAAGTAAGAGACATCGGAAGAGTAAATAATTGGTTTGTTAAAATCGATAGTTTTAGTTTTAACATCATAATTAAAGAATTCTAGTCTCATAATTTCAGAGATCAATTCTTCTTCTCCTTTACATTCCTCCCATTCTCCGCTGTAGAAGAAATCAAGAACCGAAGAATACTTTGCTGTTTTAACCAACCATTCTTTTTCACCCGACAGAAAGAGCTGTAGAAGTTCATTACAATGATTGATCCATGGTTCGTGATACCAAAATCTGTCCATAATTTCCAAAGCTTTTTTTTCATCTTTCACAAGAAATTGATGAATTTTAGGATTATGACTTGATTCTTCGGGGTCCCTGTAGACGTAAGTAGTCAACTCGACAAGTTCCATGTTTGAATGTTTTAATGATAAATTACTATTAATTTATCATTTTTAATCCTGGTTTACTTTGTTAACTCCATACTTAACAAGAATATCTCTGTCAACTTTTGCTGCTTTTCTTTAATTTTTTATCTTTTGGGATAGGTAATTCTGGTTTAATACTTTTAGGTGTTAATTTCTTTCTGGGTGATGATACTCTCTTCTTTGGAGAGTATTTTTTTATTGTCGGTGATTGATACCTCATTTTAATTTAGCAATAAATTAAAATCAACAGTAATCGCCGCTGCATTTTTTGTTCCCACTTAAATCAGGTTTCTTACCTTTACAGACTTGAACAGCGTAACCATTAGCATAGGCACTTGGGTAAACATCAAATTTAGCTTTAGCTGTACTTTTTCCTCTTGGACATAAAGGCATATTCATACCGGTTGGTGATTTTATTTTTCTTTTTGGAGAAAATTTAACCTTCTTTTTGGGACTTGTTTTTTTCTTCCTAGGAGAACTCATACAACTTTTAGGTGAAGTCATTTTTTTCTTCCTTATTGGAGATGCTTTAGCTCCCATACCTACTTGTTTTTTCTCAGAAACAGCTTTTGATTTTTGAGAAGGAGACATTTCGCTCCATGTGACTGGGGTTCCTTTTGCTATTCTGTTTTTAGGTCGGCATTTCTTTGTGTTTTTATTCTTACTAGAACCACAAACATTCCCTTTTTCATCTCTCCAATCTTCTCTGAACCATCTTTGTAATCCCGTATCCGAAGACGGTTTACCAGGACCTTTCATACTCTTAGAAGAACTTTTCATTTTTCTTTTGGGACTAGTTTTTTTAGTAGGAGATTTTGTACTTTTAGGAAAGAATCTTTTCTTGTAAGCAGCTAAATTAGTTCTCAAAGAAGTACTTTCTCCCCATAAAAGGTAGTAAGAAAGATAACCAGCAGCTGTCGGATCATTAGTATCTAAATCTTTCTTGTGTCTAGATCTATAATTAGATCTCCTTTTTGTATCTCTGTGAATATTATAGTGATCCATACTGGCGTCTCCGAAGTGGGTTTTTTTCTCTCTTCCAGTCTTAGAATCTTTAAAAGTAGCTGTGTAATCATTCTTTCCGTTTGTTGCTTTTTTCACACTGACTAACATGTCATAACCCATTTTATATAGTTATTTAAATAGAAATTAACATAAAATGGAAGAAGTTAATTGTATGGAAGGTAAAAATCTCGTCAAGGATGGACTCCTTGATGGTCACGGATTTGTCAGGGTTATTAAAGTATCTCCTGAAACACATCCACCTGGATATACCCCAGAATACCTGATTGCCAAAGCAGCCAGACTTTCTTATGGGAGTGATAATAAATCTGCCAAAGCAGATAAATCTTTGATCGAATATTTAGTCAGGCACAAACATACTTCTCCATTAGAGATGTGCTCTATCACATTCTGTCTTCGTTTACCGATTGCTATGTGTCGTCAACTTCTCCGTCATCGTACTGGGAAATTTAATGAATTTTCTCAAAGATACACAGAAGTTCCAGAAGAAAACAATAGATTCAAACCAGGAGACTCTCTTTTCTCATTCAGAGGTCCTTGTAAATTAAGTAAACAGGCATCTGAAATGAACTTAAAACCAGAACAAGCCGAAGTTATCAGAGAAAAGATGAAGAAAATTGAAGAAAAACATGATGAAGTTTTTCAATTATACCAAGAACTACTGAAAGACGGTTTAGCCAAAGAAATTGCTAGATTTTATCTTCCTGTCTCTACATATACTGAAATTTATGTTCAGTTCGATCTTAATAATCTACTTAAATTTTTCCAACTTCGATGCGCCGAAGATGCTCAATATGAAATCAGAACATATGCCTATGCTATGAAAGATTTAGCTTCTCAGTTTTTCCCTATTTGTATTGGTATGTACGAACAATACAAGGACGGTCATTGGATTGGTGAGCTTGAGAAGAAAAT